GCTTTTTAATGTCTTGCAATTCGGCCATATTGGTCCTCTACTTTTGATTTTCCATTCTTATCCTCTCATTCTCTTCAGTTACCCATTCATCAATCATCATAAGGTATACTTCCCTCTCCCATGGCATCATATTTTCGAGCTCTTCGAGCCTATAGTGATGATGCTGCATCAGTTGGAAATTGGTCTTGAAATAGCTGGTTAAGTTCTCATGGGAGAGACCTATTAAAAAAAATTTTGCATTCCTTCAAGATGTATTTGATTATCATGTCCACACTTAGTGCAGGCATACTTAATCTCAGATTGCATCTTGGGTATTGCTTCAATAAATTTTTGTATTTCATCCAACTGTGCTTTTGTTAACTGTTCAACGAATGACATCTGCTCTGCTTCAGTTTCATCAGCCATTCTTACTCGTTCATCTGCAGTTTCTACTGCATCAATGCACTTTAGCAGCGTTGAGAAAGTCTGGTTAGTTAGACTTCCCTCACCAGTTAACACGCCACTATCGACAACATCATAATATTTTGGCCATTTCATGTGCAACTTGATATCGTTGCCCAAGTCAATGACACCGCTTGGAACAGGATCCGGCCACGTTACAGAAATCTCATCGAGATTGATGTGGACTTCATTCTCCTCCTCGCATTCTTGACACTTAAGCATGATCTTGGCAGTTTCTCCTACGGACTTTGCTCGAATCTGCGTAAAGAGATATTCTACATCAAATGTAGTTAGCTTCTCTTTTTCAATACCGCCGTCAACACAAGAGTCGATAGTATCGACCACTGCTCTGACAGCTGCAGCTTGATCTTCAGATTCAACCGCCATCATAAGAATCTTCTCTTCTTTTACAAGAAAAGGCCTGAACGTTATCAGCTCTTTAGTAGACGGAACCGTCAGTTCATACTTAGGTGCATTATTTAGTTTAGGTAAAGACATTATTTACTCCTTCAATATCAAAAACCAGGTAAGCTAGGTAATGAGGGAAATGCTCCCCCAGTAAGTTTAGACAAGGAAAATCCAGTTTCTCCTGTCCAGTCAGTATATGATAATTGTACATTCAACTCAACAGTGCCATTTGCCTCGTTATTAAACTCAATGGCGTTCATTGTAGTAGGAAATGCGTTTTCAAGTCTACATGTGTAGGCTATTTGGTCAGGTGTCACTACATCACCCACCAGTTCAAGTCCCAACGGAAGCTGGAAATTAAAACTTAAATCAAAGATGACATCTTTCTTAAGCTGCTGAATGATAACATCTTTCTCGTATTCTTTCTTATAGTTAACCTCACCTCTCTCAAAGTTAACCGTCATCCCCATCCAATTTTCAAAGTATTCTTTTACGCCATAGTCATTCAACACATGAAATGTCATGCTGACGTCTTCCTGAGCGTAACCATAAGCAACTTTTTGTCTCTTCATACCATAGTTACGTTCATTAGTAAGTATCTGCCTTCCGGGCATGTTTACTGATTTACACAACACATTTAACTGATAAGGCGAGACCGGTGATGCATCAATGCTCGGCAACAACACACGAAACAGGTTGTTCATGGCTATGCCTTGCCTGATTGTACTTCTAAATTGATCTACTGAAAAGGTCATCGTATCATCCTTTTTGAATCTCTGTAAACCTGCGAAGGACTAGCTTTAGACCATTTGGCCATAGGCAGAAACGTTGCGATCTCCCACTCTGGCGCTGGTACAAAAGCAAATCTTGACTTCACGTGATCCAACAGATAGTGCTTAAAACATGGCTGAAAGTGTCTAAACTTCGAGGCGTTTTTTAGTAATTTGTAGTTCAACTGAAACTTAGTTGTCTCATCATATTTCTTGTTGTTTATAGTATCCAACAAAGCGTCTAATAACTTAGCTCTGAGTATTGGATTCAAGTAATGTAGATTAAGACCATAGAATCCACCGGGTGCTTTTTCTACCATGATGGTGAGAGGAAACTGATCATAATATGGCAGCTTATCTTTCCACTTAGGATCATAATAGTACATGAACATGCCACCGCCAGCCATTTTAGATCTCATCTCCACCGGCTCTTCTCTCATGAGTTCGTTTCGATTGACTCGTCTAATTCTGTAGGCTCTTCTTCTAAACCAAGCCATTGACTCCTCAGTGCGTGGAGTGATGCCTTTTCGAAATGCTTCTAGCTCGAGTGTTTGAAATAAGTTTGCCATACCGCTATTTATAACTATTTTTCAATATATTTGTCTTTCTGTTCATCAAGTCTTAGCAAATGTTCCCACTGTGCAGTTAACCTTGCATCAACAACTTCACTCTGTAGCTGCTTCAGGTCTCTCTTTACTTGCTCTATCTCAAACTTGACTTGGTTACGTTCTTCTAAAGTTTCTTGCCTGTAGTACTCTTGATAAAGAAGCTGTAAAAGCCTCTGTAGTTTCTTTTTTAGTAAGTCCGGCATATTTATCCTGGGATCTCGGGTGAATCATCGTACTCGTCCTGCTTGTTTTTGTTCCAATAGTATTCCATACAAGCCTTCCATCCTCTGTTATACTCATTCTCTAATGCTGTTTGTATCTGTACTGATATCAATTCTGCAATATCTTCTCTGTAAGTGCTCATAGCTTTTTTAATGGTTTAATTTGTTTCTTGATTATGCCCATCTTCCTCAGCGTGTGTTCAGTCCATATCTGGAACTCCCATTTTCTATCCTTTGCATAGGAGTCTGCAGCTTCCCATTTGTTCATGTTCTTTACGTATTCTAACGCTTCTCTTATGTACTTCTTGGTTTTTCTGCTACCTGTTGGAGGAGTTGTCTGGTGATTAGGTTTTATCTCTACTAGAACAGTCTTGCCGTCTGTGTATTTGATACGCAAGTCTACAAAATATCTATGGTACTTTTTATCATACTCATAGTAATAAGGTATTATGTTCTCTTCTGAAGACCATTCCTTTACTTTTGGGTTATTATCACACCACTTAAATGCAGATTTTTCCCATAACGACCTATAAATGACGTTTGTCACGTCACCTTTATACTTACTTATGTTCTTTACTCGATATTTCCCTGAGTATGCCATTATAAATACTATAGAATAATTTTTATCTATTTATTATTAAGGGAAGCAGATGGCAATCAACGAAATTTTGGATAGGGTCAATACTCAAGGCGCACTTAACCGCCTAAGAGACAATGTACAAGCGATAGGTAACAAGGCTGCCGGTGGTGTCACCGGTGAGATTGAGGCATTACTCGGAACTGGCCTGACACAAAATGTTAGTGATAAGGTTTTTACAGAAAAAGAGCAACTCAGGTTTCCGCTTGATAATGCAGATGAGTACAGAGCGTTTGTACGATTTCAGATCAGAGGCCATGCGCCGGAACCTCCTATTGCAGCACAAAAAGAGTTTGATGCAAAAAGAGCTGCAGCACTTGAGGCTAAGTCCAAGAAAGGTCTAGATGATACTATTTCAGAGGCATTTACTTCGATAACAGACGGATTTAATGACCTCACGAACAAGGCAAAAGAGGTCATGGACAAGATATCTTCCTTTGGTGAGGAAGATGCTGCAGAGGTTGCTGCAGCTGAAAACATGCAACAGAAGAGTTATGTACTCGAAAGACAAGAGTTTCAGAAGAAAGAATTTCAATTAGGAACATATGTTGATCTGTACCTGCCAGCAGGCATATCTATTGCAGATGGTGTCAATATTGAGAACGTAGATCTGGGTAGAATGGGTGAGGCTGCAAGGCAATCTGCAGCAGCTCGCGGTAGTGTAATGGGTGCAACTGCAGAAGGTCTTGAACAGCTGGGTAAATCTTTTGGTGAAGCACTATCTGGAGCAGCAAATCCTACTGTAGGAAAGCTTGCTGCAGTACAGCTTCTCGGAGCATTGCCCGGAGCAGATGCGATGACCGGTGGTGTCAAGTCTGCATTAGGTGTTACTACTAATCCTAACACGAGAGCGCTGTTTAAATCTGTCAACATGAGAACATTTAACTTTGCGTTTAAGCTCATACCAACGTCAGAGGCCGAAACGCTCGAGATTCACAAGATCATAAAGTTCTTTAGAGAGCAGCTGTATCCAGAAACGATCACGTTTGGACATGATGATTACGGACAGTTGCCGATTGGATATCGATTTCCTAATACATTTCAAGCATCCATAAGATACCGACAGAAGAAGTCAGATCAGCCTATGGGAAGATTCGGCAACGACATGTTTGGCATTACAAAATACTTGCCTGCGTATCTTACTAACTTTACAGCAACATACAATCCGAGCTCGATGGGATATATCAAAGGCGGTAGATTCCAAGAGATCGACATATCACTGTCATTTGCAGAGCAAGAGACACTCGATAAGAGAAAAGTGCAAGAGGAGGGTTACTAATGTCATACTTTGCAGAATTTCCAATGACGAGATATCAGTATGGAAACGAGACATATTCTGTACTTACTCAGAATCTTGCAGCATACGTCGACGTTATAGATGATGTCAAAGATGCAATATCGTTCTATACAGAAATGTACATACTCGATGGTGATAGACCTGACAACATGTCATATAAGCTGTACGGTACACCCGAATATTACTTCACGTTCTTCTTAATGAATGATCATTTGAGGCAGCAAGGTTGGCCTCTTACTCAGAAAGCTCTTGATGAAAAGGTCAAGACTGACTATCCGCACTTTACAATAACTAATAACAGCGGCAACGGTGATGCACAGCTTAAAGTTGGATCAAACATTACAGGAAACACCTCTGGTGCTACCGGCACTATCATCAAGAGAAGGCTCGATCTGGGTCAACTCATAGTAAAGCCTACTAATGACTTCACATTCAGAAAGGGAGAGCTTGTAGCTATCTTTGACGAGTTTGGATTTGTAACAAAGTCGGTTGTAGCAACTGCAGCCACCGATCAGTGGCAGTCAGTAAGACATTACGTAGACGGTAACGGCGATAGAGTCGATATCGATCCTCTGAATACAGACACCATTCCATCTCAATACACACCGGTTCTGTACAACGAGTGGTACAAGGAGCGTAATGACGCAAATCGAGAGATGAAAGTAATAAAACCTACAGCAATACAAAGTGTAATGAGAGCATTTCGTGATGCAATGAAGAGTGCATAAATGGCAACAATTAATCGTAGTCAGGATCCTTCTGACATAATCATAGATCGAGCTGTAATCACATCAGACAGACTCAGCGCCTTCTATGACATCACAAACAACGTAGTCGAGATCAGCATATACGAGTCTCTACACCGACTTGAGATATTTGGAGACATCCTGATACTCGATGATGCTGCACTGGTAGAGTCGATTGACTTTCAAGGGCAGGAAAACCTAAGGCTGTCACTCAGGTTTCCAGACGAGAACGCAAAGCTGTTTACTCGAGACTTCATATGTACTGCAATCATTGCCACTGCACCAGGAACTAACGATCAGAACCAGACGGTACGGATAGCACTGCAGGATGTAGACTCTTTCAAGAACAACCTCATATGCGTAAACAAGAAGTATGATGGGAATCCACGGCAGATCATAAGTCAGATCATGACCGACAACTTCAGGGGCAAGAAGCTCTTCACAAACGATAACATATTTCAAGGTGCTATGAGGACCATCATACCCAACTGGACACCGTATCAGGCCATGAAGTGGGTGGCTCAACGATCAACGAGTCCGTCGGGTGCACCGTTCTTCTGCTACAGCGTTCACGGCGACAGGCATACTCGCTTCTTTGATCTCGAGACTATGCTCGGTCAGGCACAGACAGGTGCTACCTACAGGTACTCAACTTCACTTGCAAACGAGATGGAGACGCTCTCGAGGCAGCAGCAGTCTTATCTTATCAAGGGATTCAAGACCGGAGTGCAGGAAAACACCGCGATACAGGTGCAGTCAGGTAACGTAGGAGCTCAGTACGGATTCCTCGACACTCAGAACTTCTACGACAACAGCTTCAAGTTCGATATCACGAAGGTGTTTCAGTCCATGCTCAGGAGAACAAAGATCGTTACGGACAGGAAGTCACCGGTGTATGATGCTCGATTCAAGGTCGAGGACAAGACAATGCACTCGTACAGGTCACGCAACATGATGCAGATCGGTACGACGTCGATATATAACGATATACCAGGATTCTTTGAGGACGTTACGCCAGAGCATCACTCGACAAAGGCCATATCGAAGGCTCTTCGAGGGTTTCTTTCCAAGTCAGAGATGCAGATAACGGTCAGCGGACGTAACTTCTTCTACCCAGGAGACTTCCTGACATCGTCGATAGGCAGCATCGTGAACCTCGAGTTCATGGACACGAATCCTATCTACAGAGGAGGCGATCACACTGGCCACATGGACATGAAGAGAAGCGGTCAGTATCTCATGTCAGCATGCCGGCACCTGATCAAGAAGAGAGGCCCTGACGCTAAGGTCACTACGATAGCCAAGGTCGTCAAGCTCAGCAACACAGAAGGAACGGCGAGGCTCAGATGATATCACTGCAAGGACGAGAGAACATCATACCATCTTCATTCTACGGAGATCGCTACAGGTGGTTCTTCGGCATCGTCATCAACCCGAACGATCCGCTCATGCTCGGTAGAG